AGTAAACTGCTGTGGGTGATACATCCCATTGAGCAAAAGTAGTGATAGGTTGTAGTGCAACACGTGAACCTACGATGGCTTTCGCACCGGGTGTAGTTTGGTTGATTTGATTGATAGCCGCATCAAGGGCTGTCCTGGTGATATTTCCACCAACTGCTGTGTAATTAGATGGGGTGTTAGCCGCAGTCCAGATTGTAGTCAGGGCTGTGAAAACTTTATTAACCATGTAATCACGAAGTTTCATCCGCATTTCATTGGCGATTGAATCAATAGTTCCAAGTTCGCCAGATTCAAGTTCCATAACGTTAGCGTTTACACTAACTATCGCAGTATCAAGAATGTAATTCAAGCGTTCTGCGATTGTGATTTCGCTACGTAACGGAATAGAACCCATCACATGCGACCAAACTTTAATGCCCTTGCGGACTTTCTTTTGCAGAATGTCCCCAACGTTCAAAGCACGGTAATTCAAAAGCATACCCATCCAATCATCAATTATATGACCGGGTTCGATATACTCTGTAATCATCTCGGCTAGAGCATCACGTTTGGTATTATCTTTCATCAGTTCTGCAACTGATTCCTGAAGTTTTGTTTTTTCCATTTTGTATTAAATCTCCAAAGCGTAAAATAACCTTTTCTTTAATCCTTCGCTTATTTTATATTCTACTGCTAGAATACATCAATAGTCAAGTCATAGGTTGAAGTATCGAAATAACGAACTGTACCGATGACTCTTTCATCCATAGTTGCTTGGTATTTTGGTTTAACGGCATCTGTGGTATCTTCTGCTGTGTTAGCTACAATCACAGGTGAACCCGGATTTCGCAGGTTGGCATCGTAAATATATTGACCACTTGGGATAGTGTAAGTACCTTCGCCGAAAGCAAGGGCAGGAACACCACTTGGGATAGTCATGCTATTCTTATAGCCGGGATAAACTGTATGAACAGTTGCTGAGAAAGGCGTATTTGTAGCTTGGTCAAATCCACCATTACGCAATGCCCAATCATAGTGGGGTACTGGAACGTAAAAAGGTGGTTTTTGTGAGGTTACTTCAAAAGTAATCACATATTTAGCCCGTTTAGCTTCTTCTGCTGTTGCGGGAACTCGAAAACCGGGTAAGTCTGCAAGTGAGCCAAAGTCATTGGTTACAGAGTTTGCTACCAGTAAACCAAAGCGACCTTCTACTACTTCATCGGCAGTAACTACACCCTTTACATTTTCAAAACGATTGATTTCCATTGTTAAATTTTTACTCCTTGTTGCTTCTGGCTCTTAAGTGCTTGCGCCAGTTTCTTTGGATTTTTCAGAGTTACATCAGTTTCCAAATTAGGGATTTTTGAAGTCCCCTGAGTTTGACTTGCGGAAGCACCTGCAAAAGAAACTAGTTCCTGAACCATAAAATCTAAGGCTGAATCTTCTAAGCCCAAAAGCATATCTTTATTGGCTTCGAAATATTCTGCGTCTTTGACAATATTATGAGCCGCAAACTTTTCTTTTATAGCGTCCAGTTTAACTAGTTTATCTGCTTCGACTTCTAAGTTGGCTTTGAAAGTTCTTAGTTCTTCCAATTCTGTTTGTGAAGCAGAAAGCTCTGTAATCTTAGTTTCTTTATCGGCTAATTGGGCTTCTTTCTCTGCAAGTAACGAATCTTTTTCAGCCAACAGAGTTTCTAGTTCTTTTATTTTTTGTTCTAAATCCATGTTGTTTTCCTCTTCTTCTTTCGAGGCAAACGCAAATATTGGAGTTCTGCCGCTATAGGCTGGATTATTGACTATTGCCGCACCATTAAAGGAAACATCTCTCAAATTTTGTACGCCTTCTTCATCTGTATCACTAACTTCTGGATTATACCAAAGTTCCCAAGATACCTGAGGCGGGTTTCCCTGTTCAAACTGTGCTTTTAATTCTGCAATATCCTCTTCTCGTTCTCTACTCCAAAATGCTACTAGTGCTTTAACTCTATCTCCATCCTCTACAAGACTTGTAAATACACCAATGGGTTTTCCCATAGCTTCAAAGTGGTCGGTTGGGCTAGACTCAGCCATCTTCAAAGGCGTGTATAATCCTGTTTTGATAATATTAGCAAATTCTTCTTTTGGAACTCTTTGCTTATTACCATTGGGGAAGGAGTCAGTTACTATCACTTTCGCCCAGACAAAACTGGGATTAAGTGAAACACCAGCAAATGCCTCATCTGAACCTAATAATTCAAGTTGAGCATTTCCTATTAATTTTTCCATGTACGACTCCAAATTTAAGATAGATAGTTAAGATTCTTAACTATCTATCTTAATTATAGCATAATGCGTATATTATTCGTAAAAAAGTTCTATTTTATATCCTTTTTATCAACGTTTTCTGGCTTTTTGGGTTCATTCGCTTTATTTGGCTGTGGTGAGAATGGTGCGGGGGCAAAATCTTCCAAATTCTTTTCTTTCAAGATTTTGTTTTCTTCTTCCTTAACATTCATTTCATCAATCCAGTTGAAACCAAATATCTTATCGTATGAAGTTCTTGAAATATTACCAGTAGTGTACAGGTTAGCCAATACTTCTGTAAAGGTATTAAATTCCATCAGATTAATCTTGGTGAATCTAATGTATGGTGTTGTTGATAAAGAATTGTATTTACTTATGTTATTGCAAATGGATTGCAATACTGGGGTGATGTGGGTACGCATAACTTCCATAGTTGATTCTGGGGAAATCATTGCGTAGTCATTAGCACCACCAGCACCGGAACGTTCAGTTTCACCAGCAATCAAAATGGCTGGCAATCCAAGACCTTGAATAATATCTTTATTAACATTAGAATATTTTGAATCGTCAAGAAGTGCTTGAACATCTGGAATAATCCAAGAAATGTCAATCGTATGATTAGCAAATAATTGGAAAATTCTTTCTAGGTCTGGTTTACCAGAGTTCCATCTCCAAGCAAGTTGTCTGCGTAAATCATCAAAAATGTAATCATCATCTTCTGTAACAGGGAACTCATCACTACCAACTTTTACAAGCATGATAGCAGTAATAACACGTGAAGCCAATGAGTAATCCATTCTACGTAGATTACGTTTATGTTTCAAACTTTCTATTACAGAATTTAGGTATGGGATTGGATAAGGCGAATCACTTAGATATCTGCCTCTAAAAATCAGAGGGTTATCTAACTTGATTTTTCTAACCCCATTTCTAACATCATTTACAAATTCAGGGTATTCTTTTACAAGCAGATTATAAAGTTCTACATCTTTAGTGCCGTCAAGATAACTTCCTTTATTCAAGATAAAGGATACGGTTTTTTCTGGGATAGCAATAAAGTAACTTGGTTTATCACCAACGAAAGAAGATTTTATTTCCACCTGCTTACTATCACGAATCCACATACTAGATGGCAGAGTAAGAACCTCTTTCTTCTTTACAACGATTCCATTTTGATAAAGCTGTTCTTTTGTAAAAGTAGAATATGCGACTTCTGGAACTACTAACCCAGTAAGCATAAATTCCAGTCCCATCATTCTAGCAAAAGAAAGTAACTTAGGAACTACGTTATAAAAGATTCGTAGTTCGTTTTCGCTTAAACCATTAGAATCAAATTCAAGACCGTTTATGCCAATTTCAATAATCTTATTGATGGCAGAGGAAGCAAGTGGGTCATTCTTATAGAAAAATCTTGAAGCATCCACAGACGCTTTATATGAATCTTCTGAATGGGCTTCTAAGGTATCTACTTCATCTGGTGTCCACGGATTTTCACTTCCAGATAGCGGGGTCAAGAAGTCTGAGGCTATGGTTTGTTTTAAATTATTGTTTTCTATAAGTCTTTCATTAAATTTTGAAAGCGTAGAAAATCTTTTCTTAGTTGATTTTTTTATCATTTGTTTTCCTTATCTCCATTTTTGTAAGGAATGTTCATATAATCCAGAACCTCTCCTATCCCTAAATTTTCTGTACAATACTTGTGAAGTTGCGGATGACTCATTTCCAGCATTTGAATTTTATTTGGGTATTTATCATGCTGTATACCAAATAAACACCACACACATCCAGTTCTATCATATCCCATATTATAGATTTTTGAGAAATTTAAATTGTATTTTCCTATATATCCCCAGATATCATCTTCTGTCCAAAAGGCTAATGGCATAGATATCGGTCTTTTTAGGTCGTACATATTACACCCATTCGTTTTATAGAGTGTTTTACGTAACTCCGATTCCGCTGTTGTACTTCCGAGTATTGGTTTTAGACCCGTTTTCTTTTCAAACTCCTTAGATGGGTTCTTCTTCATAATATCACAGCATTTATCAGAAATTTTAAACGGGGCATTTATCATAAACTTCCACTTATCAGATACTTTGCCACGATTAAACTTGTTGCCATTCATTCTAATATTTTTTAGTTTTTCTGATTTAGTGTGCCTAATATCCTCTATGTAACTGGCGGTTTCTTTACTTATAACGGGATATCCATAAGTTTGGATAACTTCCCTAAAAGTCATTTTAGGCTTTAGCCAAATAACATTATCTATTGTTTTAATAAACTCCTTTATTTCTGGATACTCTAATCCAGTATCAGAAAAAACGGCTGGGATTTCTGGAAAGATACTTCTGACCAAGTGCAATAAAACAGTAGAGTCTTTACCACCAGAAAATGCAACATAAACTTGACCTTTCCAATGGTCATACCACTTTTCTATTTTCTCCGCCGAAAAGTCTATTTTATCCTTTAAGGACATTCCTAGCCTTGCCTGATATTCCTCATCCGATATAAATGCCATTATCTATTCCACGCTACCCTGAAAAGTGTTTTCTTTTCTTTTCTTGGGTGTATAAATTCTTTCTCTAAGTAATAAGCCAGCATACCACACAATAAAGATGATGTGAAGTGGTCTGCACCATTCTTTCCACCACGTTCAGTTACCGTTCTATAAACAAGTTCCCCAGACGGATTTCTAACATAAACCATACGCTCAAGTTCAGAAACCATATCTAAATCGGTGTAAGAATATATAATTTTATGGCTATTCGTATATTCTTGTGTTACACCAACGGCTGTGGTTTTTGTTGGGGATTTTATTTCTTTGCCTTCCTCGTTAATACCCACAACAATATGGGAAGAGAAATCAATCGGGATTAATCGTTTATTAAAACTTTTATTGGCGTATTCAACTTCATTTACTAAATGCTGGTATACAGAAATACCCTGTCCGCCAGCACCGTAATCCATACCCAAAAGCAAAGGCTCATATTTGGTATCTAATGCGTTAATTAGCCTTTCCTGAATTTGATAATCTACTTTTATAAGTTCTACTTTGGCATGAAATCTAAATCGTTCATACTCATCAAGGGTCAGAATATTAATAGCCGAAGGTTCTGTATAACCCAAGTCAATGCTAATTACGCAGTTATGATTTTTACCCAAAGGCGGTAAAGCAGAAATTTTACTGAGATAATCTGTTAGGTTCTTCCCAAGTTTTATACCGTCTATTTGTAATCTATAAACTGGGTAATCTTCCAAAGCCATTAGGCTTCTATCAAAGATTGAGAAAACCTGAGAACCATGTTTACCATAAATAAAATGCAGGGTATCTTGCGAATCCTCCCCACCATAATCTTTTAGAGCCTTTTCAAAATCTTCCTGTGTAAATCTAGGATTTTGTAGTGATGAAATTCTGTGGCGTGAGTAGGCTGAGTTTTCTTGGTCGCAATGGTAACACACAGATTTTTCACGTCTGCCATCTGGTACGCCAGCGACTACCAATCTAAATCCGGGTGTGAATGTATTGATAGTTGGTTGAAGTTCTAGCCAAGTACCCCATGGAAAATAACCAGATTCGTCTACAATAGAAAACGGCGTGTGCAAACCAATTACGGAAATACCAGTACCAGACTGCCCAGCAATACGACACATAAGAGTTGCGCCAGTAGTAAGCATAATGGTATGGTCTGAGCCATTAATACCCGTTTTCTTTCCTAGAAAATTAGATAGAAAAGAGTTGGTTCTGAAATCCCTAACTAGACCGTTCCAAACTGGCTTTAAGTTATTTTCTGCTGGAACTATATAACAAACATACTCTTCTGGAAAAACATCAAAGATTAGTAACCAAGTCATTATACTGATAAGAGATTCTGTATTATGCGAATATATATTATCTGCAACTAACGTATGATTTTCTGGACATTCTATGGAATAAGTTTGCTCTAATCCTAAATTAGATATGCTTTTAATTTTTAACCAAAAGACATCTTCGCTAAGCAATCTATTTAACTCTTGGTCTTTATCTATAATTTTTTCGGTTTTTTCTCTTGTTGGATAATAACTTAAATTTCTATTCCAACCATTTTTCTTTATATGATATTTTTTATAATTAGGTGTAGGAATTATATCAGTAGTATCAGACACAGATTTGGATAATTTATATATTTTATCTAGTGCCTCTTGTTTTCTTTTTACTTTGAAACCTATTTCATAAAATCTATTAATATTTTGTATTCCTTTTATTGATATAGACCATGCTGGTTTTCTGCTGGTTTTTTTCTCACCAAGAGAACTTATAATACCGTATCTTAAAAGTAAATGTTGGATATCCCTTGCCAACTTTTCTGAACTAGACGCATAGCCTATTTCATAATTTGAACCATTGATATAACACCAGCCGTCATCGCCAAAAAGCCTATTTAAAAATAGGGATAATTTCTTTTTTGGAAGAGAGAAAATCTCCTGCGGAATGAATTTTTCGTAGGAATGTGTATATCGTAATCCGACTTTCTCCAACAAATCAAGTCTGTATGTTCCTTTAAAATGATAAGTTAGTTTGTCTGTGTAAATAGACATATTATATTTATCAGCAAAGGCATATAAATCTTCTATAACCTCTGGTTCTACTGTTGTTATCCCGCCAGTATTATATGAACCTTCTGCTATAAAATGTGCTAGGTAGCAAATTTCCTCATCAGACAACTCTGTGTCGCTTCCGAAATATGGAAGCGAACTGGGTATGGCAATATACTCACCAATACTCAGATTTTTGGCTTCTTTCCAGCCAGATGGGGTTAAAAATGGGTGTTCTTCTGTTACTTTGGTTTTAAACCCTTTATTTAGTGAGATTTCTAATACTGTTTTTATACCATTGTCGAGAATAATGGGCAGCTCTGCTTCTCTTTTTAATGTATTAAAGTCAATACTAGGTATAGAAATTTCTTCACCAAGTACAAACCATTCTTCGACTGTTCTATACTTCCCAGTATTTGTATCAACAATCATAGAATCTTTTGATAGGCACTTTCCAATGGCACGGGCTGTACAAAAAGAAACAAAAGAATTAAAATTAGATACCATTTCTTTCTGATACCAAGTTAATTCAAAGGGCGTATCTAAACCTTCCACTTTGTCATAATTTCTGATAAACTCAGTACATAAAACAGGGTTTCTTAAAATCTCGTATAAAATTAATTCTTCATGGCTTACTTTAGCCTCAATCATTTACTGCTCCAATAATCAATAATACTCCATTCAAAATTTCTTTTATCAATCTTTAAAGTATTAGGTGCGTCTGTTTTATTATATAAATTTTTAGTTCTTCCGTCAAAAGGAATTTTATAAGTTTCTTTTCCCGGAGAACCGCCCCACTTTTCAATATAAAATTTTTCGTTTAAACCAAAGTGTTTGTTTTCACGTCTAACCTCTTTTAGTGTTCTACTCCAAAAATGAAAGTAATATGAATAAACAGACGTGCAAGATTTTACATCAAGTTCTATGGCTCTTTTCACGTAGTCATTGTCATTGAAATATCCATTAGGATAAAAATTAACATCTGTGTATCCCAAAGTTTCAATAGCGTTTCTGGTATAAAGATTTAGATTTTGACAATCTGCTAAACCCGCTTTATCTATTGAAATAATATTACTATACCCTGAAAAGACTTCCCAAGGTTTTGCTGTGAAATCATTGCATACTAAATTATCCCCTGTAAAATATTGTTTAGTGTTTGGATAATCTTTAACTAACGCCTTTACACTAACTTCTTTAGCCCCAATCCAATCAAATGCAGAATGTTTAGCAATATAAATCAGATTATCTATCGCAAATGGATAAGGGATAACATCATTGCCTTGCATAATCAAATATTTATAATTATTATTTATAAAATAGTCATAGATGTCATTTATGCTTGCAGGAAATCCAACATTTCTTTTATGTCGTAAATACGGGATATTCTTTTCTTTGAAATAATTTTCTGTTTCTGTATCGTCTGGCTTGCCTACAATGCCGTAAATATCAACTTGATTGCTAGTTCTTAAACTTTCTTCAACAGCAAGCCTAGTATATTTTAGATTTCCAAAAGTTACAATTCCTATTAATGTTTCATTCATTTATTACCTGTTTAATTAAGTTGTAATCTAATTTATCATTCCAGTATCTTTTTGCTGGAACATCAAAGAACGCCATGTGTCCGCCTTTTGTAGCATAAGTAAATGCAATAAATTTTTTATACGGGTTTAGATAATTTTCTTTTACTTGGGCATAAACATACGCCCCGCTAGACCTGCCAATTATAATGTCGCATCTTAAACTTAGATAAGAAATTTCACGTAAATCACTACCGTTTTCTTTTCTTATAATATCAGTAGTGTTATATAAGTTTGGTTGTATAATACTGATTGGGTTAGTTGCTACAAAAGAACAATCAGGAAAATCAACGCACATTCTTTCTATAACAGGGTCAAAATTAAAATTTTCTGCTTGGTTGCTTTGCACATCCCCATTTGAAATCAAAATGATTTGCGGATTTTTAGTGCAGAAATTATCTATGCGTCTTATGTATATGCTATCTAAACTTGAATAATCTATTGTAGGAATATACTGAAATAAATCATAACCACTAAATTTAAAGTCTAATCCTAATTTAGAAAGATTATCATTATATAATCGTACAAAATTATCTAACGAACAGACAATTCCGGGTTCTACATATTTGTTATGCTGACCTATCCAAGTATTGAAATACGCAGTATCACCCTGAATATAAACAGGTTGGTGGGTCTTGCAGTTATCATCTAAATTACAAAATTCTAATCCTTGTATATCTTCCAGCAAGGTTGGGTCTTTTGGGTGTGCGAATTTAAATTTCGTGTCTGGATAAATTTTAATCAGCCGTCTAACAAATTCCCTAGCAGTAAAAATATCGCCATTACCGAAATGATTATAAAATATTATTTCATTGTATAGAGTCATAGTATTGTTCTAGCGTATCTATAATTATTTCTTGTTCAGAAAAAGATAATTGCGGGTGGCTTGGCAGTATAATACATTCTTCCGATAATATTTTTGCAACTAATTCTTGTTCTGGATTAGCCATAAATTTAAGATGCGTATGAAAACTCATCGGATAAAACATAGGTCTAATTTCTATACCTTTACTAGCAAAAAACTTTTCTGCTGTATCATAATCGCCATTAATAACACGAATCCCATACATCCAATTAGCGGGGGTAGAGTTTTTGCGCTGTGGTACAACCCTGTTTGTATCTAATGTTTTGATTAGATAATCATAGTTATCAAAGACCGCTTTCTTGGCTGACAAGATACTATCTAATTCCATAAGTTGTCCATACAACATAGCCGCTTGGATATTGGTCATTCTATAATTAAACCCAATAGTATCATGGATAAATCTTTTATTAGATTGACCTTGCCCGATATATTTTCTAGCAAATTCTGCTAGGTAATCATTATTGGTAACAACTGCGCCACCTTCACCAGCAGTTATAATCTTGTTTGCATAAAAACTTAAAGAAGCTCCAAAAGCCGCAGAACCCACATTTGTATTAGTTGAATCATATTTACCAAACAAACCTTCACAAGCGTCTTCTATGATAACCTTATTGGGGTATTTTCTTTGTAGCGCAGGAACATCTACAATGTTTCCTAAATTATGCACCACTAGTATAACATCTACTGGATTAGAAAACATTGCATCATCTAATGCTTTTAGATTTACATTCCAAGTAATTGGACTGGCATCTACCGGTAAAAGTTTAAATTTGCTAAAATCAATGGTGTTCCAAGCCGCAACGTAAACATTATTAGGTACTAGCATAGTACCATTCATAAGGTTGGAAATATAAGCATTTAAAACTGAATTGGCACAAGTACCATTAGCCATCAGAATAACGTGTTTTACACCTAGATAATCTGACAAAAACTTTTCGCACTTGTTGATATAACTTCCCTTAGAAGAAATCCAACCAGTCTTTATAGCGTCATCTACAAATCTTTTACTTGCTAATGGAATATAGGGTTCATATACTGATATCATAATCTGGCATCCTTTCAGTAGCCCCAAACCAAGTTTCTTTATCTATAAAAGAAAAGAAAGCATTGTTGAAACTAACAAAGTTAAAATTGTATCCAAATTCAGACATAATACTTTTTATATTATCTAAACCTGAAATAGGATATTCTACACAAACTACTTCTGGCAAAACCCTAGAACCTATCATCCCTTCTAAGATTTGTATTTCATGCCCTTCGGCATCGAGAGATAACAAATCTATTTCACTAATACTATAATAATTTGCGTAGGCTACCTCATCCTCTGGGGGATTCCATTGACCGTGCCATATAAAGTTAGTAGGTTTTATGTTGTCTTTGAATGGCTGTGCCATCATCTACATCCTCGCCATTATCAATTCTCTTGATAAGTTCTACAAGTTTTTCATCAAGTTCTTGAATGAGTGCTTGGCGTTGAACGTTCAAATCTGTGGACTTTTTAAGTTGTTCCCACAATTTCATAGCCCCATCTTCTGATTCGAAAAATTCTTTTTTGTATTCATCAAAACTCATTTTTCTAATCTTATAAATAAGTTCTTGATTCAGAAACATCTTTTGATTTACAGTTGCTAATTTATCTATTAGACTTCCTATCGTATCCATAACTTACTCCTTTATCCAATATTTAGAATATGTACCGCAATCTTGCAAATCTGGCATCGCTTTGAAATAATCTTTTAATGCACTTCTACAACCAGTATAACTTCCATAATCATCAACTATAATAATACCACCTTTATTTACTTGGGGATATAAGTTGATTAGACAAGTCATATAAGATTGATATAAATCTACGTCTAAGTGAAGTAATGCGATACCTTTTTTGAAAGTTAATATCGGGGCTGAATCTTCTAACTTACTTATTATAATACTATAATTTTTTACACCATGTGCATCGAGCAGATTGCGGGTAAAATTTACATTATTTTCTGTATTCCAAAAAATCTCAGCATCCCAATCCAAATCGTGTTTAGTATCTGGTGCTGGCATCTTCTCAAAAGAGTCAATCAGGAACATGGGTCTATCTGCATTAGATAATAGTAAAGCACTACCACCACGATAAACACCACATTCTACAATCACGCCTTCTACTTTAGATTTCTTGGTTTGAATTGCTAATTCATTCAGTTTTGAAAGTCCGGGTCTGTCTACCAAAGAAATGTCAAATACTTGTTCTGGTTTTATCATCGTTCACTACCTATAACTTTCAAAACTAAAACTTTATTACTTAGTTCTTTGAAACCAGATTCCATAAAAGTTTTTTCAATATCTGGATTATTTCCACCAAAGTCATCGTATAGAACATCTATTTTATGTTCTATAATTTTTTCCATCTTCCATTTACCAATATAAGTTTTTCTATCTTTTTCCTGTTTGCCAATGTAGAAGTCGGGTTCTGGAAATCCAAGACAATGCCACTTTTCTAGGTCTGCTTCTTTTGATTCATTTTCCATGTGGGCTGTAAGTATTCCGACTTGATAGCCCATTCTCTTAAATCCAGAAACTAAAATAGAAAGCGGTGCGCTATGCTTCCACGCAACCCCATCAAGGTCTATTGCTATTTTCATATTTCTCCAAAGTAGAAACTTTCAAATGAACGTTCCATTAGTATATTTTTACTCCAAGCATTTGGGGTATATTTTATTTTCTTGCCTAGCCAATCACGCTCTATCAAGGCTATCATATCCATTCCAGCAAAAATAGAAAGGGTAGAGCCACCACCAAATCTTGAATTTATTTCTATCAGATAATATTCTTTTTTGGTTTCATCGTAGATGAACTGCATATTTACAGCACCACGAAACTTTATTGACTGCCCGATTAAATATGCCAATCTGCCTAGATAAAGATTTTCTTCTGTGATTGAACTAATTACTTCACCACCAGAAACACGTAATCTTTTTCTGGGAACACAATCTACAAATTTACTATCTTTATCAAAATAGCAATCTACTGTATATTCATCGCCAGTAATAAATCTCTGAAAGACATAATCAATACTTTTATCTAAATCACTTAATTGTTCGCCAGATTGAATTAGATTTAATCCATGACTTCCAAATCCAAATCTAGGTTTTGCTATTAGTGGAAAAGCGTCTGGCGTAGGGTAGACTTCTAATTTCGCTAATTCATCTATTTCCTTAAAAGCGTTTTCTAGTGCTTTCTTGTCTGTACAAATTTCATTAGTTTCTTTCGAAGAAGTTACCATCTTATCAAGATACTTTTCTGCCTTAGAAATGGAATAGCAGGCTAAATCAAAAAATGGTACAACTAAATCTATCTTTTTAGTTTCTATGACATTATAAATATCATCTAGCATATCTACATAGTGCATGAAATCTTTTCCGATGATAATTTCTGCTTCTGATGCTATGGGGACTGCCCTGCTATTTTCGTAAGAAAAGATATCCCAGCCGTGCTGTTTCCAAAGACGAGCCATTTCAACCCGTCTGCCAGCACCTAGAAATAAAACGTTCTTTTTAGCCTTCATCTTTTTTCTCAATCAATGGATTAAAGATTTGCGTAATTTCTTTGAAGTTATCATCCATTACAGAAATTTTTTCTTGATACTTAAATAGATTTAACCCGCTTTCCAGCAGGGTTTTCAATTCTGAAATATCAGATGCTTTAAATGGGAATTGGAAAAAATCAATTTTATCTGTATTATCGTATCTAATAATATACGTAATAGAATATTCATATTTTCCAGCACCAAGTTCTGTCGCTGTAATAGCCTGTTCTATGTGTTGTATCATTTTATCGTCTCCGGTATATTATCGTAATTTCTTCCACCATTTGCAACAAGTTCTTTGGAACTTAGTTCAACCATTCCCGTACATTTCTCACCATCTAATTCACGATGGCATTTAAGAATGATTTTGTTTCCACCTTTATCTGGATATAGCCACCAAATCTGGGCTAATAGCAAATGGCATTTTGGGCAGAAAACAAGGTGCATTTTTTGTTCTGCAAATTTATGTGCCTTATCTTTAAGATTTGCAATGAAATTTATAACGCTTTCTTCTGTTTCAGATTTTCTGGTCTTTCTTGAAATCTTAAGTACATCCTGCATACTAGCAATATCTTTTCTTAAAGCATTACACATTTCAGAAAGTTGCTTGATTTTATACAGAGATGCTTCACCCAAAGTTTCTTCTGGGTTTTCTTTATTAGGCGCAGATAATTTATTTATCTCCTGTTCAAAATCTTCCAGTCGGATAACCGCTTGAATTAAAGCACGTAATGTAGATAGGTCATTAGGCATCAAAGAATCAAGGTCATAAGATTCTTGGTACTCTTTCATCACATGATTAATTCTAAGTTCCCAAGCGTTATCACGCCAGAAACCCGCTTCTTTTTCAGCCCACATTCTATCAAAATCTTCATCTGACATATTCTTATATTGCGTCAGATTTCTAAGTCTTTCTTTGGAAAGTGGTTCTTTTCTTCGCTCTCTCGCCATATTTTTATTCCTCAACATACTATAATTATAGCATATTATACTATTTTTTAGTAATTTTTTTAAGTTTTTCTTTATTTTCAGACATAATTTTTTCTAAATTATCTATTATAAACTTTTCTGGGTCATCTAATTCCATATAGCAAATACGGTGGAATCTGACGTTCAAATACGGAACATCAAATGCCACCATTCTATATTCTGAATCTGTAATTTCTTTTTCGCATTTAGGGCATATCATTTTTGCCCTCTAGAAAAAATAGATTGATATAATTTATACAATAACCAAATCATCAGAAGAATTAGAAAAGAAATCCCGTCTAATACTTGGGTTGGAATACCATTCATAAATTACCCTTTCTTAAGTTTTTTCAAAAGTCTTTCATATTCTCTTTCGCAATCATTACAGAAGATACCTACAAATTCTAAAGGTTCACCGCACCATTTACATTCTGGGTCATCCTCTGGCAGTTGTTCCATAGACTTCTGCATCTCAATAAATTTTTTGTGTTCCCACGACTCTTTTTTAGATTTAAAAATTTTTAACATTTAGTCCTTCACAATAAGTATAGAATTATCAATCATAGTATCTTCTTCTGCCATAAACATCGCTTCAAAAATAGTAAGTGGCTCATTATTCAATAGCAGATTTTTAGGATAATTTTCTTTAGCAATTCTTATAGCATTTTCGATATCAAACGCAATTACATACTGCTTAATAATTTGGCGGTTATACACACCAAGTGTTATATAAAATAATTTTTTCTTTTTAGATTCAGAAACTATTGGGAAACTATATCTATCACCACAAGTTTCACAAAACCATTTCTGATGGGTTTCTTTATGATTATTATGGTCAAGTAAAATTACAACTTCGCCCTTTTTAAGTTCTGGGTGGTCTGGGCATCTTAAACATTTAGGTATTTTGGTCATCTTTTATCTCCATTTATACGAATCTTCTAATTTTCCAGTTTCTAAGCAGTTTTCTACATGCTGTTCAATGGCATTTACCCATTCTTCTATGTAGTCAATCGCCCAAGAGATATCTGCTTCATATCTTTCACCTTCATAACGAGTATCAGAATAACCATTACTACTTCCTGCTTCTTCCAATAACTCGGATTGCTTTTCAATCCCGTCTATCATACGATAAACTAATTCAATTAGATTATCTTTTGATAGCTTTTTCAAAAGGGCTTTATCTGGTCTTTCAAGTGAAATTCTACTCATTATTTTGTCCCTGCATATGGATAATTTTCTTTTAAGAGTTCTGGTTGTTCTAATAATTGCCAATAAACGTCTGTCAGATAATCTTGTATTATTTTGTCAAATTTTTCAAGAACGGATTTTTCCAAATTTGTAACAATACCGACTGGTGTAACTGTCATTTTGGTTTCGAATTTATTAACTGCTGTAAATATTATTTCAATTTTTATCATTACTTCATCTCCTGTAAGGCTTTCTTATATCCCGCCTGAAATCCACTTTTGTATGTTGAGATAGTAGCAGAAATAAA